ACCAAAAGTCGTGAAAACCTTTAAATAAAATCAAATACAATTAAATTATGTCCAATAAACTTGTGAAACATCTTAACTTCGGTCAAGATGCAAAAGATCAAATATTTGAAGGGATAAATAAACTCACTAAAGCTGTTAGCTCCACGTTAGGAGCTAGCGGCAAGTGTGTTATCCTAGAAGATGATCAAGGAAAACCCATTATAACCAAAGATGGTGTAACTGTTGCTAACTCGATAGTATTATTAGATGCTGTTGAAAACATGGGAGCAACATTAATAAAAGAAGCTGCTAGAAAAACTGTAGAAGAAGCCGGAGATGGTACAACTACAGCCACGATATTAGCCCAAGCAATATTGCAAGAAGCAGATAAAAAAGAAATTAATACTAGACAACTAAAAGAGGGTATTAATTCAGCTGTAAAAAAAGTTGTAGACTATTTAGAATCCATTAAAATAGAAGTCACAGGTGACATGATTGATCAAGTTGCCACTATCTCATCAAATAATGATTCAGAATTAGGTAAACTAATTGGTGGAGCATTTAAAAGTGTAGATAAAACAGGTGTAGTAATAATGGAAGAATCGAGAGATTTAGTCTCATCTGTCGATATTATTGATGGAATGCAATTTGATAGACCTTTAAAAAGTTTACATTTTGCTACAGATCAAAATAAAGAAGTTGCTGAATTAAAAAATCCTCTTGTACTAGTTGTTGAATCAAAGATAGAAAACATACGAAAAATACAAGGTGTATTAGAGTATGCTATAAAGAATAAAAAATCCTTATTTATTATTGCAGATGTTGAACCTCAAGTTCTTGCCGCACTTGCAATGAATAAAATGAAAGGTAATATAAAAGTTTGTATTGTAGATGCTCCAGTATATGGGTTTACAAAGAAAGAAAAATTAAATGATTTAGCTTTAATGACAGGTGCTACTGTTATAAATGAAGACTTAGGAGATGATATGGATTTAATAGATCCTATGCACTTAGGAAAAGCTAAAAAAATTATTAGTAATAAAGAAAACACTATAATACAAGTAGAGGAAACTCCAAAAGAAGTAAAAGATTTGATTGAAGAAATTCAAGCAAAACAAGCTATAGAGAAAGTTCCTGCATATAAAATAGCACATGAAAGAAGACTCGCGTTATTAGCTGCAAAAGTAGCCGTGGTTAAAGTAGGTGCTAACTCTGAAATCGAATTAAAAGAAAAGAGTGATAGAGTCGAAGATGCTATTTGTGCTACAAAAGCCGCGATAAAAGAAGGTATAGTTCCTGGCGGAGGTATTGCATTACTTAATGCCGCTGAATATATAGAAGAAACTAATGAAGCTGAAAAAATTCTAGCTAGATCAATAATTTCTCCTTATAGAATTATACTAGAAAACGCTGGACTAAAACCAGAAATGCCTAAAAAACATGGTTTTGGAATAGATGTGGTTACAGGAAATATGGTAAATATGATTGATAGTGGAATAATAGATCCATTATTAGTAACAAAAAGCGCATTATTAAATGCGGCTTCTGTAGCAACTACTATCTTATCAACTGATTGTATAATTAATAATATTAGATTACATGAGGGCGATAGGAAATAACTTAATTATAAAAAAAATAGGAGAATCTAATCAAAAAACTAAAGGTGGATTACTTTTAACTGAGAAACAACGTGAAGACGTGAGGTTTCAACAAGCTAAAGTAGTTCAAGTAGGAGATTCTGTGGTGGCAGTTAAAAAAGATGATATAATTTATTTTGATAAATCTGCAGCACATAAAATTGAAATTGAAAAAGAACCATATCATGTCATCAGGCAAGAAAATGTGGTCGTTGTTTTATGAAAAAGCTAGAAGCAAGTGATCTTAAAGATCTTAATTTGTTAAAACATTACCGTATAATACGCAAATGGGCTTGTAAAAACAACGGCTTAACTGATGCAGAATTAGAATTATTAATCTATTTAGATTGTATAGACTTATTTACAAAAAAAGATTTTGAAATAGGTGTATATTCTTTTATCTGGAATAATAGAAGATGGAGTAAACTAATTCAAAATGATTGGATTCAAGTGTGGCGATATAGAAATAGAACTACACAAAAATATAATATATATAAAGTCTCGTTTAAAGGTAAACAACTAATTAGTCGAATGTACAGAATCATATTAGGTCATGATGATATACCAACAAGCGAGCGTAGAAATAAATTAATAGCTGGAGATACTTATACAGATAAGGTATTAACTCATGCTATTTATAATGTAAATAAAGACAAAAACCGTTAAAACATGGCATTATTAGGAGGCTTAGGAGCAAAACTTGGCAAAAGAATGGGTAAAAAATTTGCAAAAAGATTAGGTATTAATAAATTGCAAAAAACAGTTGATGCAACTCAAGAAGAAGTTAAAGGTATAGCTACTGCTATTGCTCAATTAAGTTCAGGTGGAATGGGAGAAGAAATAGATTCTACTCCAGAAGCAGATTATGCAGGACCAGAGATTGATCCAACAGGAATAGCTGCTCCAACTTTTGATCCAGGAACTAAAGAAGCAGCAATGGGAATGTTTGGTAAACCGGTAGACGGATCTTTTGATAGAGACATGTTGACTAGTGCTGCTGAAGGAAATATAGTACCAGAAGACGTAAACGAATTAATATAAAAATAATTATGAAAAATCACAAATCACCACTTAAAATGATAGAAGACAAGGCTCACACGCATGCTTCTAAAAATAATTCTGTAGGAATTGTTGGGGAATCTCAAATATGGGACGGACCACTAGATCAAGATGGAAGACCTCATGGACAAGGTTGGAGCGCTGGTATCCACGGAATGAAATTAAAACTAGGAGCTGTTCCTTATACAGGAAGCTTACCTATAACACAAAAAGCAAAAGGACAATAAAATGACATATATACAAGGAAAGAATCCAATCTCAAGAAAAACATCTCCTTTAAACGCAAGTAATCCGTTTAAAAGAGTATCTCCACTTAATGAAGTAATGTTAGATCCATCTGATGATGCACCAATTTCTCCTCAAAACGCTGAAATGTTAGCTCAAATGGATACTACTCAAGGAGGAACTATGCCTCAAGATACTAGTATTGAACCAGGAGACAAAGATTATGAAGCTGAAGACGAAGCTATATCTAGAAAATCTAGTTCACCATTAAATGCTCATGGAGAAAAAGTAAAACAAATAGAAGCAAAAATTGAGGAACTAAGAAAAAAATATGGTGAGGCAGATTTTTATGAAAGAGAAGATGTTCAAGCATTGTTTAAACAAAAAACAGCAGCTGAAGAGTCTCACAAGGAAGAAGAAACACCAAAAGAAGAAGAATAACAATAATAAATAAGTAAAATGATAATAAATCCAAGCACATTAACAAATGGATTAAGAGTTGTACCAAGCGATAAAATAAATATTCCAGGCTCAACTTTAAGATTCTCTGGAACGGCTAATGTTAATACAGCTAATAAATTAGTTGATACAACAAGACCGTTACAGATAAATCCTACACGAGGTAGTTTCGTACAATCTTTGGAAGCAGCACCAAGTCAGGGTCAAGTTGCTGATCAAGGAGTACAAGTAGGTGATGTAGTATATAACACAACTGACTGGACTGTAGGACTTGTTAAAGCTGTTGATAGCGCTATACAATTAAGTATTATGGACGCTGATGGTGCAGATTTAGATTTATTTCCTGATGGAAATGAAACTTATTCAATTTACCAAGCTAATGGTCTTTATAGAGTTCCAACTGGATCTTATGGATTTAGATTAGATGCTGGTGTAACTTTATCTAATATAAGTGCAAACACCTCAGCTGGATTTAATAACGCTGTGGATCAAGCAATTGTTCCATCTGGAGGAACTTATATAGATGCAATGACACCAGGAAGAGGAGCTACATTTACAGCGACAACTGTTGGTGGTGCTGTTACAAATGTAAAAGTAGTAGCAGTAAGTACTTATAGTTTAACAGATTTAGCAGGTTTAACATTGATATTTAATACAGCAGCTATTGAAACAGCTTTTGGTGGTGGTGGTACAGGTGCTGTAACTGTTACAATTGGTAACGTAGCATCAGGTGATGAAGAAGAAATTATCGGAAGTAACTCAGTAGGTCAACCAAAAGCTTTCCAAATTTATAATGGAGATACTTCTGTTATAGATGTAGCAGTTATTACAGCAGGCGGTGATGATATATTAATAAAAGACTTAGCAATAGGAACATTATCTCCTTTAGCAGTAACTAGAGTAAAATCTACAGGTACAACTGCTAGTAAAATAATATACGCATATTCATAAAAAATTAATAATTAAAAATCAAAAAAATGCATCCAATACATAAACACATGCATACTCACATTACAAAGCAAAATGTGAAGGCAGCAATTAGAGACGATAAAGCTCATATGGATTATCTTAAAAGAGATATTAAAGATGATCAAAAGTTTCATGCAAAAGATAAAGACTCAAGACAATTACATGACGAGCAACATATCACGAATTTAGCAAGAGACGTTAAAGACGACGAAAGAAAAGAGCACATATCCAGAAGATCTTCATCTCCATTTAATGAAATGAAAGGAGAAAATCCTTCTAAACAAGTAGAAGAAGAAATTTCTTTTGAAGGAGGAGGTCACAATCTTAGTGATATAATTGAAGCAAAGGGAGATGCTCCAAGTAGAAAATCTTCTCCATTTCATGCAGAAGAAGATACAGACAAAAAAGATAAGAAAGAAGCAGCTCAAGCCAAAGCTAAAGCAGATGCTTTAAAATTTTTACAATCATAAATAAATAACTATGGCTTATTCACAAAACAATCCATTAAGTCGTAATTCCTCTCCATTAAATTTTGATGGAAAAGGATGCGCAAAAGACGAAGGTGGACCAGGTTGCATCGATAAAGATGAAAAAGGTTGGTTCATATGGAATAACAAGAAAGGTGGTATCTTTAAAAGATGTGACAGCAAAGAAGATTGCGAAAAAATCTTAAGAGTACCAGCAGTTCACGGAGGATAAATAATGCCTTACTCGCAAAAATGGGGTATATCCCGTAACGCTTTTCAATCTCCTCTTTCATATGGAGGTATAGGAAAATATGTTCCTAAACCAAAGAAGAAAGAAGAAGAAGAAGAAATTCTTGTAGAAGAAGAACCTATAGATGTTTCTGCTGATGCTGAAAAAGACATTATTACACAAAATAATGAAAAAGCACAATCAGAAACTAGAAGTGGTTTAGATAAATTTCAAGATATGTTAACTTTAGGGGGATTATTTAATCCTTTTGCTGATGTATTAAATACAGCTATTTCTGGAGGAAGAAGTATGTATAATTTAGCTACAGGAGATACAGAAGCTGCTAAAAAACATGCTAAAAATGCTGCAATATTTGGGTTCTCTGCAATTCCTGGTGCAGGAGATGTGTTTGCTGCTGCCAATATGGTTAAAAAAGGAACTCAATTTGTAGATAAAGGTAGTAAAATGTATAAAACAATGAAAGGAGTAGGTGTAATAGAAAGTGCTATAAGTGGTAAAAATTTAGCTGAAGACGTAGCGAGTGAAAGTGAAGAACGAATACAAAGAAATATTGCTTCAGGAGATCCTAGAAAAATAGGAAGAAGATATGGATTAAATACTTAATAAATTATGGCGTTTAAATTAGAACCACCGTTTAAAAAAACCTCTCCAGTTTATGAAAGAGAATTAGAACCAGGATGCTTGGGAAAGGGTAATAAAAATGGTACTATTTTAATATCGGAAGATTTACCTCATAAAGATCATGAAAGCGTTATTGAACATGAAGAAGTACATATTGATCAAATTAAAAGAGGAGATTTATGGTATGATGATGAAGCGGTATATTGGAAAGGTAAAAAATATTCTAGAAGTAAAATGAAAGAAGGTGCGCCAGATTTACCATGGGAAAAAGAAGCTTATACAAAAACAGATCCTTACGAAAAATTATAATAAAATGAAATCAAAAGGATTAGGAGATACAGTAGAAAAATTTACAACAGCTACAGGAATAAAAAAGTTAGCAGATAGTATACCTGGTGGATGCGGGTGTAAGTCTAGAAAAGCTACTTTAAACAGATTATTTCCTTATAATAAATAATATGGCAAAGAAAAAATTTAAAGATACAACCGTTGGGCAGCTTTTATTTGGAGCTGCATCTGTTATTAACCCAACATTGGGTAATATACTACAAGGTGTTACATCACCTCAAGAAGCTATAGCAGAAATAACAAAATCAGATGTTCCTGCAGATGACAAGGTTAAACTTCAACAATTAATATACGATCAGCAGAGTAAAGAATTAGAAGCTATTACCTCACGATGGGAGGCAGATTCTATGTCTGATTCTTGGATGTCTAAAAATGTACGTCCTTTAGTATTAGTATGGTGTATAGTTATATTTTCAATGGCTGGAATACTAGATAGTGTAGAAACAATACCATTTCATATAAATGAATTATGGAATGACACTTTCGAGAAGGTAATGATGTCGGTCGTCTTGGCCTATTTCGGCGGACGCACAACTGAAAAGGCAACTAGCATTTTCAAAAAGTAAAATCACATATTAATAGGTGATAATAAATAGAGAATAATAATAATTAAAATTTAATCAAATGGCAAAAAAAGAAGAAACAAAAGTAAATAAAATTACTACAGAACAATTAGAAACAGTAAAAACTCAACAAAATAATATTCAAAAAGTATTATTAGATCTTGGAGCTTTAGAAGCTAAGAAGATGGAAGTAGGTAAAAAATATGAAGAGTTTGCAGCTGCTTTAGAAGGTACTAAAAAAGAACTTGAAGAGGCTTATGGTCAAGTTAATATTAACCTTACTGATGGTTCTTACGAAGAAATAGAGACAGAAGAAACTACAAAGTAGGACATGGACTCTATTATAAGAAAAATAAGTATAGGCGCGGACTATAAAAACGAAGCTATGCATTATTCTGTAGGTCAATCAGTTTATGGTGGACATACAATTTATAGTATTAGTTTTAGTAAAGAAGATAATTCTTATAATATTTATATTAAAAAAAATGAAGAGGTTATGCCGTGGAAGAAATTTAATTCTAACATGGCTATCTCAGTTGAATATGATTTAGAATATTAATGGAAAGTATATATAGTTTTGTTATAACTCCTAAAGAAGATAGGTACAATAACAAAGTTAAAGTAGGAGATAAAACTCTTATTGTAAATGCAAACATTGAAGATCACAGAATGGTAAGTAGAAATGCTATTGTAGTTTCTACTCCTTTAGCATACACTACTGATATTAAAGTAGGTGATGAAATAATAATACATCACAATATATTTAGAAGATGGTATGATGTTAAAGGAAATGAAAGAAATAGTGGTCAATATTTTAAAGAAGATTTATATTTTTGTAAACCCGATCAAATCTATTTACATAAAAAAGGTGACACTTGGATGCCTTTTTTAAATAGATGCTTCGTAATGCCCATTAAAGATACTGAATCTCTAACGTTAGATGTTGAAAAGAAATGTGTTGGGATATTAAAGATAGGTAATAATGAATTAGAGGCACTTGATATTCACCCAGGAGACTTAGTTGGTTATAAACCAGGAAGAGAATGGGAGTTTATTATAGATAAGAAGCGAATTTATTGTATGAAATCAAATGATATTGTTATAAAATATGAGCACAAAGGAAACGAAGAAGAATATAATCCAGGCTGGACAAGTAGCAGTTAAAGAGTTAATCAAAGTTGCTAAAGAACCAATCATAGATTATGGCCCAGATATTTCCGCAGATAGATTAAAGAATGCTGCAGCCACTAAAAAACTAGCTATATTCGATGCTTTTGAAATACTAAATAGATTAGAAGAAGAGAAAAATATGTTAGAAGACAAACCTAAAGAAGAGGTGAAAAAAGAAAAAACCTTTAAGGGTTTTGCAGAAGGGAGGTCTAAATAATGTACGAACAAGTTTTATATAAAATATTACCTGATTATATTAAACCTAAAATTCTTAAAAGGAATAATAGGTATAAAAAATGGGAGTATGGATATAATAAAGAACATGATGTAATTATAATATCTAAGACTGGTAAAATAGGAGAGATATATGAAATACAAAATCTTAAAATAGCTTTACCTAAGGAAGAAAAAGTTCATAAGTTTGAAAATGATAAATGGACTAAAACTGAATATCCTAAAGCTTTAAAAAGAATTAAAACAGTATTTGATTGGAAAGAATATCCTCAAGATTTTAAAGAAAAATGGTTTGAATATATTGATGAAGAGTTTAAAAGACGTGAAGAAGGATTTTGGTTTTATAACAAAGGAGTTCCTAGCTATCTTACCGGCACTCATTATATGTATTTACAATGGTCTAAAATTGATGTAGGACCACCAGATTTTAGAGAATCTAATAGATTGTTCTTTTTATTTTGGGAAGCTTGTAAAGCGGATAAGAGATGTTATGGTATGTGTTACCTTAAAAATCGTAGATCTGGATTTTCTTTTATGGCCTCAGGAGAAATTGTAAATCTTGCTAGTATATCTAGTGATTCCAGGTATGGAATATTATCTAAAACTGGACCAGATGCTAAAAAGATGTTTACTGATAAGGTTGTACCAATATCAGTTAATTATCCTTTCTTTTTTAAACCGATTCAAGATGGTATGGATCGACCTAAAACAGAACTAGCATATAGAGTTCCAGCTTCTAAATTTACTAGAAGAAGTATTGAAGCAGGTAGTGAGGTAGTAGATTTACAGGGATTAGACACAACAGTTGACTGGAAAAATACTGGTGATAATAGTTATGATGGTGAAAAATTAAAACTCTTAGTGCACGATGAAAGTGGTAAATGGGAAAAACCTAATAATATTCTTAATAACTGGAGAGTTACAAAAACAACTTTAAGATTAGGTAGTAGGATTATTGGTAAGTGTATGATGGGTAGTACTTCAAATGCGTTAGATAAAGGAGGTAGAAACTTTAAAAAATTATATGATAACTCAGATGTTACAAAAAGAAACCGCAATGGACAGACTAGCTCGGGATTATATAGTTTGTTCATACCTATGGAATGGAACTACGAAGGATACATTGATTCTTATGGGATGCCTGTCTTCGATACTCCACAAACAGAAGTTACCGGTCCACATGGAGGATTTATCGATCTTGGAGTCATACAATATTGGGAAAACGAAGTTGAAGGATTAAAGAATGATCAAGATGCTTTAAACGAATTTTATAGACAATTCCCTAGAACTACTAAGCATGCTTTTAGAGATGAGTCTAAATCATCTTTATTTAATCTAACTAAGATTTATCAACAAATAGATTTTAACGAAGATTCAAATAATAGAGCAGCTGTAACTCAAGGTAATTTTTTATGGGAAAATGGTATAAAAGATACACGAGTTATATTTGCACCTAATAATAAAGGAAGATTCTTTATAACTTGGATACCAGATGATAATCTACAAAATAGATATATAGAAAAAAATGGTATTAAATATCCTGGAAATGATCATATAGGAGCATTTGGATGTGACCCTTACGATATATCAGGAACTGTAGATAGAAGAGGTTCTAATGGATCCTTACATGGATTAACTAAGTTTAGCATGGAAGATGCACCGGCTGATCATTTCTTTTTAGAATATATAGCACGACCTCAAACAGCTGAAGTGTTTTTTGAAGATGTACTTATGGCGTGTATATTTTATGGAATGCCTATATTAATAGAAAATAATAAACCTAGACTTTTATATCATTTTAAAAGAAGAGGTTATAGAGGGTTTGCAATGAACAGACCTGATAAAGTTTGGAATAAACTTTCAGTAACAGAAAAAGAAATAGGTGGAATACCTAATTCAAGTGAAGATATTAAACAAGCACATGCTGCTGCAATTGAATCTTATATAGAAAATGCGATTGGTTTTAATGGAGATGGATATGGTGATTTGTATTTTCAAAGAACATTAGAAGATTGGGCATCTTTTGATATGAACAATAGAACTAAACATGATGCTTCTATTAGTTCAGGTTTAGCCATCATGGCTTGTAACAAAAATAGATATGCTCCAGTAAGTAGAAGAAAACGAGAACCAATTGATCTTGGAATTAAAAAATATGATAACAAGGGATTAGTTTCAAAAATAATTAAATAAATGAATACATACGCAAATCCAAATAGTGCCTTTCCTAGCCAAGTAGTGCCAGATGCTGAAAAATCTTCCATTGAATATGGTAGACAAGTTGCACAAGCTATTGAAAGTGAATGGTGGAGGCAAGGAGGTAATGGTACTAGATTTGCTACTTCTTATAATAGATTTCATACTTTAAGGTTGTATGCAAGAGGTGAACAACCAGTTCAAAAATATAAAGATGAATTAGCTATTAATGGTGATATGTCTTATATGAATTTAGATTGGAAACCTGTTCCTGTAGTTTCTAAATTTGTAGATATTGTAGTAAATGGAATGGCTAATAAAATATTTGAAATAAATGCTTATGCACAAGATCCTGTATCATTAAAGAAAAGAACAGATTATGCTAATGCTATTTATGAAGATATGTTAGCAAAACCTTATCTTGAAGAATTAAAAGGAACGTTAGGTATTGATCAATACCAAAGTCCTGATCCAGGTAATTTACCTGAAAACAAAGAAGAATTAGATCTTCATATGCAGTTAAGTTATAAACAAGCTGTAGAAATTGCAGAAGAAGAAGTAATTGATAATACTTTAGCTAGAAATAAATTTAATAATACAAAGAAAAGATTTTATTATGATCTAGTTACATTAGGTATTGGTGCAGTAAAAACTCAATGGAATAAGTCAAATGGAATTGTTATAGACTATGTAGATCCTGCTAATATAATATATTCATATACAGAAGATCCAAATTTTGATGATATATATTACGTAGGAGAAGTTAAACAATTAACTATTCCAGAAATAGCAAAACAATTTCCACATTTAACCGAAGAGCAATTAGAGAAAATCCAACAAACCAGGTCTTTTAGTAATCAACAACTTTATGGCTGGCAATCGTATGATCAAAATACTGTACAGGTTTTATTTTTTGAATATAAAACATATAATAGTCAAGTATTTAAAATCAAACAAACTGATCACGGATTAGAAAAAGCTTTAGAAAAAACAGATTCTTTTGATCCTCCTAAAAATGATAACTTTGATAGAGTAGAAAGAAAAATTGAAGTACTATATCAAGGATGTAAAGTTATTGGAAACAATGAATTAATAGAGTGGAAGTTAGCAGAAAATATGAGTAGACCTTTTGCTGACACTACTAAGGTAGAAATGAGTTATACTCTAGTAGCTCCAAGAATGTACAAAGGTAAAATTAATTCTATTGTAAGTAAGATAACTGGATTCGCAGATATGATCCAACTAACTCATTTAAAACTACAACAAGTTATTGCTAGAATGGTACCAGATGGTGTATTCTTAGATATGGATGGGCTTGCAGAAGTAGATTTAGGTAATGGTACTAACTATAATCCAGCTGAAGCATTGAATATGTATTTCCAAACTGGTTCGATAGTTGGTAGATCACTTACTCAAGAAGGAGATATGAACCCTGGTAAGGTCCCTATTCAAGAACTTGCAACTTCTACAGGACAAGGTAAAATACAAAGTTTAATCAGCACGTATCAATATTATTTACAAATGATAAGAGATGTGACCGGACTTAATGAAGCGAGAGATGGTTCTGTGCCTGATAAAAATACTTTAGTAGGTTTACAGAAAATGGCAGCTAACCAATCTAATGTAGCTACTAGGCATATATTAGACGCAGGATTATGGTTAATATTAAGAACCTGTGAAAACATTGCTTTAAAAGTAGCAGATTCTTTAAACTATCCTTTAACTTTAAATTCTCTTAAAAGCTCTATATCTACTTATAATACAGGAACCTTAGCTGAAATACAAAATTTAAATCTTCATGATTTTGGTATCTATTTACAATTAGAACCTGAAGAAGAAGACAAACAAATGCTAGAACAAAACATTCAAATGTCTCTACAACAAGGAGGTATTGATTTAGAAGATGCTATTGATATTCGTCAGATAAAAAATTTAAAACTAGCTAATGATGTTTTAAAACAAAAACGTAAAAAGAAAGTTGAAGCTGCACAACAAGCTCAACAAGCTCAAGCTCAAGCAGAAGGACAAGCTCAAGCTGAAGCTTCTCAAGCAGCAGCTATGGCTGAAGTACAAAAGAACGAAGCTATGACTCAAGCTAATATTCAGTTTGAACAAGCTAAATCTCAAATGGAAATTCAAAGACTACAAACTCAAGCTCAATTAAAACAGCAAGAAATGCAATATCAACATGAGTTTGATATGGAATTGAAAAAAATTGAAGTACAGGCTATGCAAGAAAAGGAGAATAGAATCGAAGATCGTAAAGATAAGAGAACACAAATGGAAGGAAGTCAACAAAGTAAAATGATTGAGCAAAGACAAACTAGTGGATTTCCTACTAATTTTGAAAAAGAAACCCCAGGGCAATTTCAACCTTAGGGTATTTAATTAATTTTATAATATTATATTATGTCAGAAAAACAAACAACTAAACCTGAGGTGGCTGAAGAAGTCAAATCAGAAGGTGGGGATATGAAAATGAAATCCAAACCTAAAATGAAAAAATACAATGCTACTAAAGAAGATCCTGTTAAGGTAGATCTTACTAAAGATCCTAATATAAAAACAGAAGAACCTATTAAAGTAGATTTAACTAAAAAACAAGAAGACGATGCCATTCAAATCGGAGAAACAAAGACGGTGGATGTGGAAGAACGAGCCGGAGATGGCGAAAAGATGGACGTTGGAGGAGACACAACCACTGAAGAGTCCAGCTCGCCTATTGAAGAAATTCAAGAGATGGCCGAAGAGTCGGTACAAAATAAAATAATAGATGAGGTTTCAGATCCAAATCAAAAATTACCAGAAAATATTTCAAAACTGGTTGAGTTTATGGAGGAAACCGGAGGTACTGTAGAAGATTATGTAAGATTAAATGCTGATTATTCTAATGTAAACGAAGAAGCTTTATTAAAAGAGTACTACAAAAAAACTAAACCTCATTTAAACGAAGAAGAAATTAATTTCGTAATGGAAGAAAATTTCGACTACGATACAGAAATTGACGAAGAGCGAGACGTCAAGAAAAAGAAACTTGCTAAAAAAGAAGCGGTTGCAGAAGCAAAGAACTTTTTGGAGGACATGAAACAAAAGTATTACGACGAGATCAAGTTGAGACCGGGCGTAACTCAAGAACAACAAAAAGCTATGGATTTCTTTAATCGCTACAACAATGAACAAGAGATAGCTACGCAAAGGCATGAAAAATTCATTAACAACACTAAACAACTTTTTTCCAATGAATTCAAAGGTTTTGATTTCGAAGTTGGTGAAAAGAAATTTAGATACGGTGTTAAAGATCCCAGTGCAGTTGCCGAAAATCAATCTAATCTAAACAACTTCGTCGAGAAGTTCTTAGACACAGAAGGAAATGTTAAAGATACGAGAGGTTATCATAAAGCTATGTATGCTGCACAGAATATAGATAAAATAGTAAATCATTTTTACGAACAAGGAAAAACTGATGGAATTAAAACTGTAGTTGATGGATCTAAAAATCCTACTACAGGCACTCGTCAAACAGCGGGTGATATTAATCTTGGTGGATTCAAAGTTCGTGCTATAGATGGTGTGGATAGTTCTAAATTGAAAATCAAACGAAGTAAATTTAACAATTAAAATTAACAATTATGGGTGTATTAAGTCCTCAGTATGGCAGTCTTATTCCATCACAAACTATGCAAGCTTTAGAAGGAAACTATCTAAACTTTGCTACAGGTGGTGCGAATGATTTTGCTCAACAATATCTACCGGAAATTTATGAAGCAGAGGTAGAGCGTTATGGAAACAGAACGTTAGGTGGCTTCTTAAGAATGGTTGGCGCTGAAATGCCAATGATGTCTGACCAAGTAGTTTGGTCTGAACAAAACAGATTACACATCGCTTATGATGGTGTAGGCTGTACTGCTGCAGGTTCGCAGTTAACAATTAACAATGGTACTAACGTACTAATGCCGAACATGACAGTTGTAATTATGGATCCAAACGATCCTTCTTTTACAGTAAAAGCTATTGTAGATAATTCAGGTGCATTTGATCCAGTTGGTATGGGTGCTGCTAATTTAGTAGACGTTATACCTTACACTAGAGCTAATGTAAACGCTGGCGCGGCTGCTAAAACAAATCTTAAAGTATTTGTATACGGTTCTGAATTTGGAAAAGGTTCTACTGGTCCTGTAACTACAGGTCAAACTGGAGCTGGAGACCCTTGGTCTATCCAACCTTCTTTCTCTACATTTAGTAACAAACCAATTATAATTAGAGACAGATACGCTGTTAGTGGATCTGATGCTTCTCAAATTGGTTGGGTTGAAGTTGCTACAGAAGATGGTGCTAGTGGTTATCTTTGGTATTTAAAAGCTGAAGGTGAAACTAGAATGAGATTCGAAGATTATTTAGAAATAGCAATGGTTGAAGGTGAACTAGCTAACGCTGCAGCAGTTGCTGCAATTGTAGCTGCTGTTCCTTCATTTGCTGGAGCTGGCGCAGTTGCTGGTTCTATTGGTACTGAAGGTTTATTTGCTGCTATTAATAATGGTGGTAACGTACTTTCTGGTTATGCTGGAGGGTTACAAGACTTTGACCAAGTTCTAGAAAATCTAGATACTCAAGGAGCTATTGAAGAGAATATGCTTTTCTTAGACAGAAAAACTGAGTTATTATTTGATAACATGTTAGCACAACAA